ATAAGAATTGTCATATCTGAATTCTTACCAAAAAGGAGTTATTTTTTACCAAAAACACAAACTATTTTACACTACCGTTTTAAATCAACTTCTTGAAATATCCGGCCGGAACAAATTCTCTTACGAATCCTTCTGTCGGATGTGGAATCCGGATAAAATACCACTTTTTACCATTTACGGTTTCGGTGTATTTCATCACATCTACAACCGCATTCTTTTTAATCACCGGGAACATTTTCGCCTGAGTCTTGCCGGCTGCACTGTAGCATTTGCAATCCTTTGTGAATCTCGCTACATAGGCTACTGCGTTCTGCTTCTTTTCTGTGTCAGAAGCGGAGAAAATATTCCCTCTATACCTGAGCACACAATTCCAAGGATAATTCCGATAGCTCCGGATCAAAAACTCCTTGCCAGTCTGATCTCCCGGTTTACCTCCATGAGCGGTACCTTTCTCGTTAATTGAGGCTTCTACCTCTTTGCCATTTCCACAATACATGGCTACATGATGTGCTTCATTCAGCAAAACATCTCCTCTAAGCAGACCAGATCCGGTTGCTACGTTAACTTTGCTCGTTACGTCTACAAATCCATTTTTCAAGAATACGTTCTTCATATCTCCTGTGTATGTAGCACCACCAGACTTAACCGGAACTCCGGCGTTCTGCCATGCCTGGATCACAGCCGAGGAGCAGTCGTAATCTCCTTTTTCTCCCCAACGATAATCCTGATCGTAGCCATGAGAATCATCTTTCGCCCATGTTTCCATCTGTCTTATTGCTTTTTCTGTCTTAGTCATTGCAATACCTTCTTTCTCTGTGCTATCAGCATATGTATGAATCATGTTTATGACAGCTTTCTGCCTGTCTGTGTAATCCCCTACCTGGTTCGGCGTCGGGTCTGCCGGATCCCGGCACAGTGTTGCATAAATCTTGTCTGCAGTATATGGTTCCGGAGTTTTAGACAAGATTCTTTTCAATGCATCAAAGCCACCCTGATGTAGGATATTGATACATTCCATCATTGCGGTATCCGGCATGGATCCGTATGTTTTTTCGATACTTTTTGCGTATGCCGCAATCTGGTCTTCCATATACTGATCCTGGCATTTCTTGCCAAGTTCCATACTAATGATGCTGATAATCAATCTGCCTTTTGCAGAATCCTTACTTACCGCATATGTAGCCCAGTTCTTTTTGAGAAGATCAGCTTCAAGATTCTCTGTGTCCATGTCCTTGAACAGCTTCGGATTGCCTCTCTGGATTCTGTACAACAATTCTTTCGCTTCGTCTGCGTACCACTGCCCAGCACCGATTGTAATAGCTTTTTCATTGCTACAGTTCGCTCCTGCTCCGGCAAAACAGGAATAATCCTGCTTACCATACACCTGATCTCCGGATTCCACTGCGTACAGGATTTTTCTCAATACAGTTATATTTTGTTTATCCATAAGTCCACCTCGCAAAAAGGAGCCTTAAAACAGGCCCCTAACTACTCGTTCTTATTCGGGAGTTTGATCTGTCCAAGCGACTGAATGACCTTATCATATCCAACCATTGCAGACAGCCACGAAAGCAGAATCAATGAAATAAGATATACTGCCATCTTGCTGTTGATCTGTGCATCCATTAAAACAATATATCCGCTCCCTACAAGCACCGATAAAACTACAGCTACTCCTCCTGCAAGGAAATTTGCCTTGTAGGTTTTTTTCGACTCTTCAAGTAACTTCTTGATCCCTTCCGTAAAGAGTCCTGTAAAAATAGATACTATCAGCAGTAACAGTAAAAAAATCTCTAAACTCATATTTTTTCTCCTTTCTTATGCGAATACCCAGTCTTCTGCTAACATGTCTGCCTGTGATGCAAGCCATCCCATCTGCACTCCAGATGTTCCAACAAATGCAACTGCCATATTGCCGATTGCCGCATGTTCGCAGTTTACAATGTCTCCATCCGGCGTTGTGTATGAAATTCCAGTCGCAAGCTGAATATACTGTTTCTTTCCGTTCCAGCCCTTTCTCGCAACTTTCATTCCTCTTTTAAGATATTTAATAGCTTCTCCAAAAGCAAAGGTTGCTTCTCCGCCAAGCTGCGGACAGTTAACTTCATCTGCGATAATCCATTCATCAGAAAGAACATTTTTTAATGTATATTCAACCACCTGTGTCTCCCGAATATCCATCTCCTTGCCATCTTTGGTGTGCATAATGATTGTTTTCTTCTCTTCATCCCAGCGCCAGAATCCGCCCCATGATGGTAACTTTGCTTTACTTCCGTTTTTCATTGCTTTTAATGCCTGTTCAAATACCATTATTCTTCCTCCTCTTCATTATCTCCGACATTAATATCTGAATCATCCTGCTCTTTCTCGTCTTCTTTCTGCCATTTCCGGTCCTGCTGTTTATCTTTGTTGGTCCGAATCCATCCGCATATGCCACACTCACCAATGGTGGCTGCCACAACTGCGCAGGCATATGTTTCCGGCATGCTATCACACTGTCTGTACAGCAAAATCATCTGCCAGTTGAACCATATAAAAAAAGCGCCGACAAACATCAGCACTAGGTTCAATGTTCCGACTTTCTTTATCGCCGAAACTATCTTTTTTAATCTTTTTTTCATTTTACCTGCCGCCTCCAGTGTTTACAGAAAAGAATGTTCATCACTACATTTATCATAAATCTTCCTGATATTCGAAATCGAATGAACTGCTTTTCCATTTGGAAAGTAAGGATGATCGCTACAATAATTTTCATAAGTATCAATATCTTCAATAATCTGGTCAAAATGCTCCTCTGTATGTTTTACATCATGCTTAACCTCATCATTAAATCGAATAATTCTGTAACGTGCATTCTTAGCGTTTCCCTCCTCGATTTTGTCCATGACTTCTTTGTTCAGTACGCGACCAATTGATCGTCCCAATACTGTCCAAGGATTTACCTTAATTGGCGCTACCTGTACTAATGTAAGAACAACAAAAAGGATTCCCCCACCAGCTTCCAAAATCTCTTTTAACGTCATTCCAATACCTCCGTATTTAATTTCCAAAGCTTCTATATTGCTCTTACGGCGGGCTTCTTTGGCTATACATAGTTTTACCTCCATTAAAAAAAGAGCCTGCTCAGGCCCTTTTCATGCCATCAATTCTTCATCATCTGCGTCGGCATACTTTCTACAATGAAATTCCAATGTATCCATATCCCGTTCAATCTCATCAAGGGTTCTTTCACTCGCCCCCTTATTAAGTAGCAGAAGATCATAAATCAATGACCATTGTTTACTTATTATCTGTAGTTTCGTCATTCTTCCTTTGCCAGTTCTCCCATTCCGGAATCTTCCAGGATTTCTTTTACCTTTGCTTTCAGAAGTCTCGGTACCTCTGCATAAGTTTTCTTTCCAAGCATAATCTGCTGTGCCCATAACATTGCAATCATTTCTTTTCCTCCATCATTCTGTAATAATATAATAAAGTTACTTAATAGTTTCATCATTACTGATATACCAGTTCTGACATCTCAAGAACGCAACTTGTAAGCATTTCGTTCGAAGCCTGCAGTTCCTCTAATTTCTCTTCTAAGCTTTTTTCGCTTTCTGGAACATAGGACATATACTTTGTAGGAGATACTCTCACTGCTTCTTCATTAATTTTGTCAATAGATTCTCTGAACTGATGATAGTCATATTCATACATCATCTGCTCTGCCGAGCCTTCCATCTGTCCCTGTTCAATCGTCACTTTCTGCTCATTCAAGCACAGCGTAACATCCACCATGCCATTATTAACAGGCTGCCAGCGCACTTCTGGCTGCCGTGCCATATATTTCGCTTTTTGCATGCTTGCTGATCCTCCTTTTTGCAGCTGCGCAAACAGCATCAATGTTATATTTATCTTTGACGTATTTGGAATCGGTATGCTTAAACCATCCATAGTAACTGGTACATTTATAAGCAATCTCCAGAGGGATTTCAACTCCATTCTTCATGCAGTACCAAGCTACTGAATAAGCTCTCCTTGCCCGCAGAAAGATCTTGCTTCTGATTTCTGTGTGGTCCCTGTAAATTACATAGCCATCATATCTATCGGTTTTCCACGCCTTTCTGCCTTATCTTTTTCTCTGTAATTCTCATATTTATTTCCGGTTTTAATGCGATAATCAATCGGGAATAGGTCTGCATCCGGTTTTATTGTGAGTCCGTATTCTTTCAACAGGTACTTTTCTAACGCCCGGGCCGCCCTCTTAACATCAGCTTCCCGGGCTCCTATGAGCAGGATGTCGTCCATATAGAATATACAGAAAAATACAAGTCTCTTGCTTTCAGTCGTACCATCTCGGTGTTTTCTGGTCTTATGTAGGCTAAGTACATACACATAGGCTTTAGACAGGTAATAATTGCACAGAAACTGTGATAAACCGGAGCCGATATTAAGCCCCTGTTTGTATGTCCCTATCAGAAAGAACACAAGATACAGAAGGACTTCGTTCTTCACATCATGTTCCAACATACGTTTCAATTTACGGGTATCAACCGATGGATAGCATTTCCTTACATCGCCCTTCCAGGCATACCGAGATTGAGCATATTTCTTTCTGATCTGATGTTCTATTGCTCTTTTGCCTCCGAGCTGTCCTTTTCCTTTGATACTTGCATATTGATGATAGCCCAGTTTTCTTCTCCAGAGTTCATCCAGTCCTTCGCTGGCTATTTCGTCAAGAATAAGCTGTTTTACACTCTCCACTCCGATTTCTCGAAGCTTTCCGTTTATTCCATCTCGCCGCCAACCATACTGAATAGGTTCTACTTTCAACTCTCTGTTCTGGATTTCATATCTGAGGCTTTCTGCCACTGTACGGATCAGACCGGATACCATGAGATCTCTTTCGTCTGTGTCCCGAAGCAATCGTTTCATAGCCTGCAAACTCATTGAACTTGTACGACCATGCAGATACTTTGCCACATCTGGCCGTTTCCATTTTTCGTCAAGCGCTTCATAAATTGGATTTTCAATAAAATCATCTGCTAAAATATTTACATTCTTGCAGCATTTCTTCATAAAGGCATTTTCCTTTCTGTGTGATTCAGGGACTTTCGGTTGTCTACTAGTCCCGGCTGACAGCGCACCTGCCAGTCTCCCCTTCCCATTTTACAGATGTCAATCTACTTCATGAGAAAGGAATGGCCTTTTATCACGTATTTCGGGTATTCCCAAGTATAGGCTTCTTCAGCCGGCTTATGAGGTCGAGTGTCAAATTTTTTATACACAGAAATTGTCGCGAGGATGTTCCACCAGGCATTCGTCAGGCCATTGTTGCCATTCACGCACGACGGGCCGTTCATGCCGCCATTGTTCAGATTGCCGCGCCGGAGGAGCTCCCGGACCTCATAAGTCCTTAAAAATATTCTATTTCATAGTTACTTTAAAATCATTTGTAGCCATTGGAGGGGACAGCCCCTCTGTCAGGCTGCCGCCTGCCATTCACCCCGTACGGCGTTAGGAGAAAGGGTCGCGAGGATGTACCACCAGGCATACGTCAGGCCATCGCCGCCATTCACGCACGACGGGCCGCTCAAGCCGCCATTGTACAGATTGCCGCGCCGGAGGAGCCCCCGGCCTGTTCTTGTTCCAGCCGCAGGTTTTCCGCCGCAATACCAAGCATCAGCCCACCAAGCCTTATCGCCTCCTCCCCATTCAGTCGGAATCATTGTCCCTTTACCAAAGTCCACAAGCTGTCCTTTTACACACTTCCATGCATCGTATGCTTCCGGTAAGATGCCCACTTCTTCATAGGTACTTATGATCGTATCTAAATTGGTCGTCAGTAACTTAGCATTATTGGTTCGGTAATACTTATCGACTGTATTGCCATCTGCATCTGTTGAAACAATATGCATAGAGTTTCCGGACACAGAATATCCACCTGGAAGAATCTCGATGCCATTAATCTTGCAGATATTCTTTCCATCTGTGTTGGATACAGGACTTCCATCATAGCCTTGTACGGAATCAGTGGATCCTGTCTCCCAATGCATTGTACTTACTTTATAAGTAGTTGCAGTTGTAAATGAAGCAGACACATCCAAAACTAAAGCGCTATATGTATCGTCTACTTTTTCAATAGCTGTAATTTTTGCACTATCAACGATATTGTGCATATAATTATAGCCCCTATCGAAGTTAGTGTTCGAACCTGGATTTCCAATGCTGACCGACGAACCAACAACAAAATAATTCGCCTGATCTTTTGTGAGAATTACTCTCTTTGTATTTTCTTCAGCAACTGCGACATTGTACGGAGCAGTGTAAGCTGTGCATCCTCTCATATATGCCTGCAGGTCCTTTGTTCCGTACTTAATCATTGTCAACGCTAGAACCCATGCGGCATCAACATCTGTTTCAAAGCAGTATGCCGGACCCTGCTTTCGTGCATATGCAAAATTTGCATACGAAGGTTTGTTTCTGACGGGTTTTCCGTTGGTTATATATGGAACACCATCAATATCCACTGCCGCTCCTTTAGGATGGAGCATCCATCCCTGCACCGTATTGTCTGAACGAACACATTCTTTCATCGGAACATATCCTTCTTCTTTTCGAGGAAGCATGGACCAATGATGCAACCAACCATTATCTTCTGCATTTCGCTCTTTTTTGTAATAGAGTCCCATGTTCATGATTCCACGGTTGACTTTTCCTGTCGTCTTATATCCCGGCATTCCTTCAATTGCAGTAATTTTCTGGTTTCCATCATCATCGAGGATCCAGTTCACTTCAATCGGGCGGAATGCTTCGAGAGTTCCAATTTGGTCTTTTCCAGCTGTCGTATTTGTGGACGGTGTGCAGGTAAGACCAGACAGAGCATCTAAACGATTTACCGTGCAGGCCTGTGTAACATCCGGATCAAGTTCTTCTACCGTATAGATTTCTCTCGTACGGCGCATAGCATAGTAGCGCTCAATTGCACTCTCTAAAGTGCCACCAGCTGCATTAATAGCTGCCAGCTGCTCAGCTGCTACGCTTTTAATCCCCTGTGTCTGTGTTGCTGATTCAGCCTGTACATTTTTAATTTCAGATGCACCTGTATTATTGATCTCAGTTTTTCTCGCATCGATTGTGTCGTTTATAGCTTTCTGAGACGCATCCACCATAGATTTTTTTGTTGCAGTGATTTCATTTTTTATCTCCCCCGCTTTTGTATCTACGGATTTGTTTATGGTTTCTATTGCACTCGTTGTCTTTTCAGAAAACGTATTGTCCAGTCCAGCAATTTTATCATTTACATTTTTCTCAGATGTCGCAGCGGATGATGCAGCCTTTTCAGCCGCATTTTTGTATCCGGCAACAACATCTTTTGCATTCTCCGCATCTCTGGCCGAAGCTGCTGCTGCTCCGGCTGAGTTCGAAGCCGCCTGTGCACTTATTTCTGAAGCCTTTGCACTTGTCTCCGCCTCAGATGCTTTTTCTTTTGCTGTCCTGGCCGCTTCTTTAGTTTCTGTCACTAAGTTTTTGAAATCTGGAGTTGCTTCTCCCGGTACTGAAGAACAGAACCATCTGTCTGTACTTTCGCCAGGAGATGGGCGCACACCAATTGTATCATCCTGCAAGCAGAGATATGAACCGCCACCATATGACACCATATCTAAATACTTATATGTTTCAGCGTCAGAATAACTTCCACGAGGATTTGGTGTAACGTTCCCCATGTCAGTCCACTGGCCACTGCCCGTTGATCTATTTGCCATTTAACCTCTTTCCCTCCATTTGTATTCCAATTTTGAACCGTTTAGTCGGAACTCTATGTCTGTTTCATCCGG